GCCAGTTTGAAGTGTCATGTCAACCAAGGGCGATGCCCCTTCACTCAAGTTGTTTAAGGTGTTATAGAAGTTTTGCCAGACAGGTATGCCACCCGTAAGTGACATTCCACCTTGTCCGACGGCAGACATCCACATCTTGAAAATGCGTGCATTATCAAGAGGCTTCAAACTAACACAATCCTTGGATATAGCGACACGTATGTCTCTAACCATGATGTATTTCTCACCGTCGAATACCGGGTGGCACTGACAAAACTCTATCTCTTCAAAAACATATACAGGTTGCTCGATCGTCAAGCTAAATCCAGCTTCAACGAAGAAGTTCTCCAAGTCCAATGAAAACTTCCTCAAGTCTCTGCTTTCCATGACAACGACACAATCGTCACCGTCATTAGCCAATCTGATACGAACTCCTACACTCTTGGCATATGCATACACGAGCGAACTCATGATCAAGCAATTACCCAATGCCGTGTTGGAGTCACCGGACATCCTACATCCATCCACTTGGTATTTCACTGTGCCGCTGTTGCATTGGGCAAAGCCTTTATTGCGCAATTGCAACGATAACAGCCAGGCGAAATACTTGTTTCTGGGGTAGAACTTCCTGTATATTGAGTGTTCCCACTCGAGGGCAGAACGTGAAACATGCTGATCAAATCGTTTGGCATCCAAACCGATTGCTACGGGATCAACAAAGTCCTGCCATTTCTCGTGGAGAATACGGCCACGATCTTCGGCATTTAAGCCTTTGAAGATCGTGGTGTGTCCAAACATATTGTCTAGACACTTATAAATGTTTTTCTCTATCACCTTTATGTGGCGACCACTTTCGACTATATACCTCGGACCACGCGGTTGAATGATCCTTGGTGCAGGGTTGGGCTTCTTAGTGAAGTTATACTTCTCTGCCTTGATAAAGGCTTTTATGTACGCATCTTTGGGTGTTAATGGCAACTGAACTAATGATGATGCAGCTTGTTCATAGATGGTTCTTCTGCGACCCACATATGATCCAGCAAATTGCATTGCTGTCATAGGGGTGACATATGGAACTGCATCGAAAAACTTGCTGACATCCTTTAGAACAGTGTCATAGAACTGTTGTTGCGGCTGATATGGCCGGACAAATCCGTTACCATAGTCAACATAAAAGACTCTCTCGTTAATGGCCCTGATTATAGCCGGGAGGTTGTTATTATAAACAGCGTAATTGTGATTATGTGAAAGCCCACATAGTACATATGTACGGCGCTGCTTATCGGGTTTTCCCTGAATATGTGTTACCTCCAGATTGGTGTTGTCGGGAATGCTTGTTGGCAAGCAATCAACACCAGGTAACAATTCAAGGCTACCCTAACGTCTTTCAACCGGCGGTTGGCGCCTAATGGCGCCCCGCCAGTTGAATAGCCAGGGAGTATCCCGTGTGAAATATTGTGCATTGCCGTCATCGTGACGGTCAATGTACGCTAATGACTGACTTTGCATTTCTATCTCAATCTCAAACTTTGTTCTCGTCCTCACGAACAACAAAGCCTGAGCCAAGATTTGGGGGCGATGCGCATGTCTGACATCATCTTTGGCCATTTCACATGACAGCCAACGATGAGCAACCAATTGGTTAGCCTCAGTGCTCTTCCATACACCTGGTATGGCAACTTTGCACTTTCTGGCTAACATGGAAGCATAGCGATGTCTAGCACGAGGTGTTATTCTGATGTTCTTACCCATCTCGACTAAAACCTGTTCTCCAACTTCATCCTCCTCATCATCCAAAGATGACAAGCTAGATAAAGCTTGGTGCTGGACCTCCTCCGGAACCTCATGCCCGTGCCACCATCTGAATACTCGTTCGAATACGCCAGACTTGGGGTGTGACACGACCAAAGCCCCTAAATATATTATGGTTGGTAGTGTTGAAAAAGTGCTTGCGACCATTACTGTAGCTGGTGGACCGCAAACGAAATCAATAATGTTATCCATTATAAGTGGTTTGGTGAAGGTTGATAAAATGTGAA